CTTTGTCAAAAGCNCCAGCCGTATCATCAACAGNAACGACTTGTGGATATAGTTTATAAATAGCTTTATGGTTCATGCTGCAATCTCCATGACTATAATTTGTGATGACATTCTTATTTGATTAGTAGAATCAGCATCTTGTTCTGTTTGGTTTATGTAAGCACTTCCCCCACCAGCAGCCATTGCAAGCTGTATTTTGTAGGTTGTGCTTGATGTTGTTGCTGGGCTATCTAAAAAACTTCCTGAAACTGGAGCAGAGGGAATGGAAGTGTCTGCTGAAGAAAATCCACCAAGTGCNGGAGTTCTATTTCCAGCAACAGCACCAGCATTAATAACTGTTGAACCNCTTAATAACTTAAGAGAAGCACGACCAGCACCTACTGATTGAGAGCCATTGACTTGGAATAAAACAAGTATGGTGCTTGTTGCACTTGTTGGAGTAATAGTTACAGAAAGTCCAGTAACATCGACATAAGAATTTGAAGTGGTAGAAAATGTATCAGTTTTAGGAGTACCTGAAATTACTTGCAAAACTTTTGATGCTGAAACAGCAGCAGTAGTTACTGAAGTAAGTAAACCTTGAGCATTTACTGTAATAACTGGAATAGAAGAAGAACTTCCATAAGTATTAGCAGTTACACCTGAGTTATCTAAGGAGATTGCAGGAGTTGCACCACCAGTAGAAGAAATAGGTGCTGTGCCTGTAACACTCGTAACTGTGCCTGAACCCTTGTTATTAAAGGTTGTCCAATCTGCGGCACTTAAAGCACCTCGATTAGTAGCTGACGCTGTTGGTACTTGTAAGGTAATAACAGGGGTTGTAGTGCCGTTAGCGACTGTAGAACTAAGGTCTGTGCCTGTCGTGCCTAAAGTCAATGCGGCAACGCTAGTAACTGTTCCATTGGTATTAGACTTGTTATTAAAGGTAGTCCAATCGGTGCTAGTGAGGTATCCATTAACGCTGGTTGTAGCTGCTGGCATAGCAATAACAGGCGTTGTTCCACCAGTTGAAGTAACAGGGCTTGTAGCTGTTACTGAAGTTACTGTACCCGAACCCTTATTGTTAAAGGTTGTCCAATCGGTTGATGTTAAGTAACCATTTACAGAAGTAGTGGCGGCTGGCATGGATATAGCAGGGGTATTACCACCGCTAGATACTACGGGGGCTGTACCAGTAACGCTTGTGACTGTACCGCCTGAACTTGGGCTTGTGTTGGTAACAGTAAAGTTAGGGTAAGTACCAGTAACGCTTATACCCGTTCCACTAGCAATAGCTACAGTTTGGTCAGGTGCAGTATTAGTAATGTTTAATGTGCCACTTGTTGTTATAGGACTACCAGTTACGCTAATGCCTGTCCCTGCGGTAGCCGCTACGCTTGTAACTGTTCCAGTAGTGGAATCAGTAGAAGTAATAGTAAAGTTAGGGTAAGTACCAGTTACTACAGTTGTTCCTGCACCAGTTAAAGCAACAGTTTGGTCGGGAGCGGTGTTGGTTACTGTTACAGCACCAGTTGAACCACTAACGCTAATACCAGTTCCAGCTACGGCAGAAGTAACACCTGTGTTGGCTACTGTAAACGCAGGGTATGTACCTGTTGCCGATATACCAGTTCCGCTTGCAATACTGACTGTTTGGTCAGGGGCGGTATTAGTAACTGTAAAGTTAGGATATGTACCGCTAGTTGATATGCCTGTACCTGAGTTCAATACGACTGTTTGGTCGGGGGCGGTGTTTGTAATATTTAAAGTGCCACTAGTAGTAATAGGGCTTCCAGTAACAGAGATACCCGTTCCAGCAGTTGCCGCCACAGATGTAACTGTTCCCAATGGGTTTGTAGCCCATGAAGTATCTGTTCCGTTAGTCGTTAAGTATTTGCCTGTATTACCTGTTTGAGATGGGGCTAAAGCATTAAAAGCAGCATTAGCCGTTGTTTGCCCTGTACCGCCATTAGCTATATCTATAGTACCTGTTAGGGTATGGTCAGCGTTCCAATCGCTAGGGCGTATAAGACTTGTATCTGCATCATCAGGTATTGCTGATACTTTTGAGTGTTTGACTAAAATAGCCATTATTGAACCCCTACAATTTTGCCACTCTCATCTCGTATTACTTGTTTTGGTGTATTTAGTCGTTCAATTAAGGTCGATAAAGTCGCTGTCATATCTTGATTACCTTGGGCAATAGCGTTAGCTATAGGGGCTAGGGGGTGTTCTTGTGCCCGTAGCATATCCTCATCCATTGTGTAATCTTCAGCAATTCCCTCGCCTGAATCTACGCCAGCAGAAATACGAGCCGTTTCAATCTTAGCCCCGTTATTAATATAAGCCAATAGAAGTTGTGTATTACGCTCAGTCATCATCTTCATTTGAGCTAACTTCATCTCCATATCCCTATCTTGGGCGTTACGCTGTTCTTCTAATTGGAATTTAAGCTGGTTCTCTTGAGCTTGATACTCTTGTTTAGCTTTCTCAAATTCAACCTGTGCAGCCATCTTTTGCTGTTCCATTTGAACTGACATCTGCATTTCTTGTATCTTAGCTTGAGTCTGAGCCTGTATCTTTTGCATCTCAATCGGTGGGGGTTTTGGTTGGCCTTCCATCGCTTTAGCTTTGTTTCTAAAATCATCGGCAGTTTCATCAATCAGCCCTTCCATGCCTTTACCAGCTTTAAATGCTGTGACACCAAACTTTAACATTTCCATTAGTAATGGGGTAAGTTCGGGGGCTTGGGTGGCTACTGGCAAGGCTTGGTTCATAAACTGGCTAACTGCCGTTAAGAACTCAACTCTGTCTTGTTTCTCTTGTTGCTCATCTTGATAAATCATTGAGTCGCTAGTGACTTCAATACGGAAGTTTTTAGCGGGTTCGTCTTTCAATAGCTGTAAGGCTTGGGGTACTAACTGTTGGTCTTGTGGGCTTAGTTGCATTGCACCACTAATCTTAACAATCGTATCGTCAGTAAAGTGCCTACAGATAATCTGAGCCTTAATACTTAGGAGTTCAGTAGCAAAGTCTACGACTGCGTGTTGCATGGTTTTGAGTCTGCCAGCAGCGTTATTGGACTTAATAATCTGAGCACCAAGCGTTTCATTGGGGTCGGTCTGCCCACGCTGAATGTCAGCAATACCCATAATCTCGTAAATCTGACCTTTAACTTGTTCCATTGCTTGATAGCACATGGTTAAGGCTTGGGCGATTGGGGTTATATCTACTAAGTCAATAGCCCCTTTCATGCCTTGTTTCTCAGCAAAAGCAGCCCAGTTCTTAACTGGTATTAGGGTATTGTTCTCACCCTCAGAGAATAAGCGGGATAAGGCAGGTTCGGCAGCGTCATAAACACCCCGTACTTTTAAGGCATTAATAAAGCCGTCTATGCGGTTTGCCAGCGTGTCTAATTGATTAGCTTGGTCTTGGTATAGAACAAAGTCAGGAATTGGCTCTAGGCTATCTGTAGTCAGCGTAGCGTACATTGGCTTAGGACATGGGAAGAAACCTTCTAACTGTAGTGGGTCATCTTTTTCGTCAAGAATCTCACCCATTGACTTGCTAACCCAAAAGACTTTGCCTTGTTCTTTATCCCAAATCTCATAAATACAGGCTTGATGGTGTTCAATCGCCATCTGTTTTTGTGCCCATTTATCGCTATCAGGCTTGGTGTCTAGCGGAATCTTACCGCCTAATTCTTCACCAAAGCGGTCAATCAAGGCTTGACGGCCCATATAAACTTTACGCCATATAGCCGTTACTTCTTCCCAAGTACGAGCAACAGTATGACCAAAATCACGCCAATGGACATAATCAACTGGGGCACACTCATACTCAATTCGTTCTTGCGACTCCACCAGTTCAGCGTTTTCCGTTTCTGCTTCATCGGCATCCTCTGTAATCTGTAATCCATTACCTACATCTTGACCTGCTACACCTGTGTTTAANTCGTTTTGCTCTGCAACAATATGTGGCTCATATCTAACCCATGCCGTACCTCTACCGCCTAAAAGTCGGTCTAAGACTGCGTTTTCCATAGCAGCACGATAGTCATGGTAATGCTCAACCTCGTACTCTAATGCCCGTTCTAGCATCATAGAAGCGACTCGACCTACTGGGTCGTTATCTCTAAACCTACGGCTTACATCAGGGCGTGGCAGTCTAGCAAAGATAGCGGGTCTAATAGTTTGAACATTTGACCAAAGGATATTAAAGCGAGCATTAGGGTTATTCCTAGTACGGCTGTCATCTCGATAACGCTTAATGATTCGGGGAACTCTTGCTTCCCATTCCCTAAATGACTTGTCATACTGAGCAATGGTGTTATACCAATCCTCGTAAGTTTTATTAAGCGTATCGTGCATACTTATTCCTAGGTAAAGTTGCCGATTGCTACTACTTCAGCACCAGCACCCGTTGTTATCTTCCAAGCACCATTAACTGATTTAGTGTTGACTTCTACAGAATAGACACCGATTGCAGTATTGGCGGCTACCAATGTATGGGATGTAGTGTTGTCTAACAAGGCTACAGTTCCAGTAGCTGCTGTAGTAACTGTAATAATTAAACGATGTAAATAATCACCTGTTGCACCTGTTGTTCCTAATACTTGGGCGGTTTGTGATGCGGCTACATGTTCATATTTAAAGCCATACTGGGCTGCGACTTCAGGCATTTTAGATTCTCCTATCTTGGGTTTTGGGGGTGGATTTCCACATTTCTTCTAGCGTTGCTTCATTCTGTCCAACACTAATGCCACGCATCGGTTGATTTTGTTTAATAGTGTCTGCTTCATCTTGCCAAGCCACAGCCAACATTCTGAAAGCGTCTGAACCATGACTTGTCCAATCATGGCGAGGTTTATCTCGAAATACTTTCTTATCTTCATCGTATTCCCTTTGGTACTGACGCAAACATTCAATGCCCTCTGAACACTTCATGGCATCAAACCAAGTCCTAGCTAATGCCATCCTTGATGCTTGTATGCCGTCTTGTAATGACAGATTTGGAACAATTTTAAACGATTCTTTAGGTAATTTGTCAAAAATTTGCTCAATTATGCTCTTTCCGCCACTTGCCAAAGTTTTAGCTTTAGCGTCATGCGGTAGCCAATGTGTGCCATATTCGTATGGTCGTTCTTTAATTTGGTTAGCGTAATAGATAATTGGTTGCCCATGTGCTTCGTGGTAATCCAATACCCTAATCTCTCCATATACGACCTGATACCACCATATAGCTGTAGCATCGTTATAGCCTAAGTCCCAAGCCGTATGAACAGGGAATAGGTTATCGCACTCAACCTTAGTGATTCTGTCAGCGTCAGTCAGTAGTCGCATCTCAACGCCATATATAGCCCCGATTATGGAAGCCTCAAATGAACACTCGAATTCTTGTTGATACTGGTCTATCGACATAGACTTTAAGGCATCGTCTAGTTCAGTTTGCGGTAGGATTTCAGTTTTACTAGCCCTTAAAACCTTGCTAAACCAGTCAGATTTGTTTATCTCTGCGGTCTGATATATGTCATAAAAGGCGTTATGGCCCTTTGGCGTGCCAATAAAAACGGCCCAACCCATGCGGTCAGATAATAACGGCCTCAGTACAGCACCCCATACGCTAGGTTTCATATCAGCGTATTCGTCTAGGATTACCCCGTCTAGGTACATACCCCTAAGTGCGTCAGGATTGTCTGCACCAAATAGACGAATTCTTGACCCGTTGATAAGCTCAACCCACAGTTCTGATTGATTATGCTTACGATATAAAGGCTGGCTAAAACGCAACAAATAGTCCCAAGCAATTGATTTGGACTGGGAGTGGTACGGGCTAATGTAGGCATATCTTCCATTGGGTTTATTCTCCAATCCAGCTCTAATAATAAGGTCGTTAATACACGCTACAGTCTTACCTGCCCGCCTGTGGGCAATAATAATAGACCATCGCTGCTTACGCTCATGAAAGTCCGCAAATATTGGTCTAGGGCGGTACTTTAGCTTTATGTTAGGCATCTGCCCAAGAAATCTTTATATCGCCACCATCTTGNCCTGTAACCTCATTGACTTGGGTTTCTTTCCATCTAGCCCTAGTCTTTAGCCAAAAGATAGCGGCAGCCGTATTACCTTTCTTGGCTTGGCTAAACAATGTGCCAGCAATGGCAGCATTAGCGTCTATACGCCCCTC